AGGTTATGTGCAAACTAACGAGCCAATTAGGATGGACAAAGTAGCCAATGAGTACTTACCACTCTACCTACACCCAGCAAAGACACTAACAGATAAGGAAATACTTAAATGTTGGAATGAAACGCATCCAGCGGTTGTTATGCTAAATGCTGAGTTACCTTTATTTGCTAAAGCAATACTAAGAAAGACACAAGAGAAATGAACGCAAATAAACTGGCTGATTTAAAGGAGTTTGAAAAGATGCTTTCTGTTGGGTATTTACCAGCAGTTAAACAAGCTATTGAAATGCTATGCCAGCAACAAGCTGAGATAGAAGCGTTGAAGCTGTGTTGCCATAAATGTGGTGGTGCAGCTGGAATTTCAGAAGTTTTAAATGTGCCAGAAAATGTAGAAACATTAAAACATGAAATAGAAAGACTTTATCGCATCATTGAATTGAACGGGACTATAAAATGAACTTTATAAACTGGGTATTTGATGGCAGTTTTAAATGGTGGTTACTTGGTGCGGTTATTGTTTATATCATTGCTAGATTTATTTAAGAAAGGCACAAGAGAAATGAAACAAGAACTAGACGAACTACTATGTAGTAAGTACCCAAAACTATTTGCACAAAGAAATCTACCAATGACAGAGACTTGTATGTGCTGGGGGTTTGAGTGTGGAGATGGCTGGTTTGACTTAATTGACGAGCTTTGCGGCACCATCCAAAGCTACATTGACGGCAACAATAAACCACAGATTGAGGTAGTACAAGTAAAGTCTAAATTCGGAACTCTTCGGTTTTACATAGGAGGAGAAAGTGATAGGCTTATTGACGGCATGATATGGTTTGCAGAATCTATGAGCGGCCGCATACCCCAACACAAAGAGGAGCAACATGTCTTAGACGCAATAGAACAGGGTAAAGCACTGGGCTACGCAGACGGTATGATGGCGAGGCCAAACAACGTAGTCGCCATGCCGTGTGATGAGCTAAAGAAAATGCAAGACCAATTAGCGCACCTAAAAAAGATGATTGTCTGGTATCAAGACATTACCATGACAGGCATTAACTCAACAGATTACGAGAACGGCTTCTGGGACGCAGTAGACTTTGTTAAGCATCATCAAGTAAAGGACAAAAACTAATGAGTGAACTATACAACTTAAAACATGGTGATAAATTTATTATTACTAATCTAAATGTACACATCCCCCCAGATGCACCTGTACCTGATGCAACTATAACATATACCTACACACACGTTGATGGTATGTATGCTCCTTGTAAAGGCAGTGATGGAGAACGTTATTACTTTGCAGCATGGACAGAAGTAGAGGTAGTATGAGATGTCTATCTTGTAATTGCGTATTAACTGACTTCGAGGCAACTCGTAAAGCTGTTGTAACAGGTGACTACATTGACATGTGTAACAAATGTTTCCTTACAATTGCTGAAGATATTGAATATACAGAAAGAGATGACTTAAATGCGTACGACGAAAAAGCAGAAGGCTCAGACTACTAAAGTCTACTTCCCATCACCTATCCGTAAACATATTTACTAATGGCAACCTTCGTTAAACACGAGGGATGTCCAAAATGTGGCTCTAAAGACAACCTTGGCGTCTATGACGACGGCTCCGCTTACTGTTTTGGTTGCGGATATACAACAGGTTCTAAGTATTATGTGCCAAAAAACAACACTATTGATACAACTGTTGTTAAATTACCACATGACTGTGTTGCTAATTTACCACACATCGCTGTAAACTGGCTTGATAAGTACGGAATTACCCCGACCGAACGAATGCTTTATCGAATGTTGTGGTCGCCTTCCAAAGAACAACTTATCTATCCATTGTACAAAGGTGAAGAATTAATGGCCTATCAAGGTCGTAATTTTGCTACAAATGCTCATAGCAAATACAAATCACAGGGTAAAATCCATGATTTATTATATCCTTTGGGTAAAAAACAGAATGTTCTAATTCTTACAGAAGACCTCCTTAGTGCCATTAAAATAGCACGGCAAGGCTACGCCATGCCCTTATGGGGTTCAGAGGCTTCTACACCCCTTCTGATGCGTTTAAAAGGTATTTGTGGTGGTATCCTAGTCTGGTTAGACTCAGACAAGTGGAAAAACGCACATGATATTGTCAACCGAAGTCAATCAATTGGACTCAAAGCTATGTGTGTATTCACTAACTTAGATCCAAAAGAATATACTGATGAAAAGATCAAATACTTCTTGACAAACTAAACAATACATGTTATAATATTTACATATAATAATTAATAATATATTAATAACATAATAATAAAGCTTAATATGATAGAACCTAAAACGAATGCAACAATCAGACGTTATAGGCAAACCGATAAATATAAAGCTACTCAACAAGCATGGCGTTTGTCACACCAAGGACAACGCTCTATCCTTAAATCAAGATTAAAAACAAAGTTTGGTATAACACTAGAAGATTATGATAATCTACATATAAAACACAATAATTCTTGTGCGCTATGTAACACACCTGAATCTGAATTACTTACTAAACTATGTATTGATCATTGCCATACAACTAACAAAGTAAGGGGACTTCTTTGTGATGCTTGCAATGTTGCTATTGGTTTGCTAAAAGACGATAAAACACTCTTAACAAAAGCCATTAAATATCTAGAGGAGAACTCTTGATAGAACTTCAGGTATTGAAGTCTCTACTTGTTAAACAAACTTGGATAGATTATCGTAAATATGTTGCTCCAAAGCAACTTACACGAGAACTATCAACTCTCTTGTCCATCCTTGACAACTATCATGCCAAACATGATACCGACATTACTGTCGAGGAATTCGAGATCATCTGTGAAACATCTGGAAAGATTGACAAAACACACAGAGCTGTTCTCGAGACTATTAGGTCCTGCCATGTAAGACCGGAGTTAGTTGCGGATCTGCTTAAAGCGTATAAGCAGAAAACTGTATTGTCGCAGCTAGCTCTGGTATCTTACGATGCTAGTGAAGGACGTAGAGGCATGGAAGACGTTAACAAGCTTGTTAAACAGTTAGAAACTTCCGAAGAAATGGTTGATCCTGATGAGTTTGAGTTCACAACTACAGACTTAGCTACGCTACATCAACAAACATACGCCACGCCTGGGCTGCGATGGCGACTAGATTCCCTTAACAAATCTCTTGGTTCCCTTCGTAAAGGTGACTTTGGTTTCATCTTTGCGAGACCTGAAACAGGTAAAACTACCTTCCTAGCTTCAGAAGCTACTCGCATGGCTCAACAAGCCAAGCGTACTGTCTTGTGGATTAACAACGAAGAGCAGTGTGACAAGGTTATGGTACGTTGTTACCAAGCTGCCTTAGGGCTCACACACGTAGAGTTGTTCCGAGATATACCACATGCCAAGGCTGAGTTCGATAAACGCCTTGGTGACCGTTTTAAGATGGTTGACGGGGTATCTATGTCAGCTACCGACATCGAACGTCTCTGTGCCCAACTTGATCCTGAGCTTATCATCCTTGATCAGATCGATAAAATCCGTGGATTCAAGAATGACCGTGAAGATCTCCGATTAGGTGAGATCTACGTGTGGGCTCGTGAACTAGCCAAACAATATGGTCCTGTTATCGGTGTTACGCAAGCAGACGGTTCGGGTGACGGCCAGCGGTGGCTCACCATGAATAACGTTGCTAATGCAAAAACATCCAAACAAGCTGAAGCTGACTGGATTCTAGGCATCGGTAAGATCTACGATGAAGGCTGGGACTATGTCAGATTCCTAAACATCTCTAAAAATAAGCTCACTGGTGATATTGACACATTACCAGAAATGAGACATGGACGCATTGAAGTCCAAATCAATCCGGGCATTGCCCGTTACGTGGATATGCCATCATGACAAAAAAACGCTTTACATCATGCTTTGTAGTAATGAGATTTGCTCTCGATAAAGGGGCAGACACAACTCAACTAGATGGTCATGTACTTGGTGTCTTTGAAAGCCTACAAGATGCTGATGTGTTCTGTGAGAAATGTAACTCAATTTATAAAGACACACAGAATGAACGTCTATATGCTGAAATCCAAACCAGTACTTTTCAGGCGGATGTATGAAACTACTCATCTTTACACTCCTACTAATCAGCACAACAACATTTGCTGACTCACTAACATTCTTCTATATAGCCACAGGCGAATCTGCAGGTAGCGCAATGACATTCGGACAAGCACCTGCTACAATCTATAATCCAATCCAAACAGGTCGATAATGAAAACAACAGAAAATAAATTATGGAACATCATAAATGACTTAAATGACTACTATTGGAATGATCAATGTGGATATGAAGGTGTTTATCTGTCAGATGGTGTATCTATGAGCCCAGCCGACTACGCCTGGATGACCGGTACAATGTCTAAAAAACATACAAAAATATATGATAAAACATGGGACAAACTAATGAATATACAAAAAGAAACCCATGAAACTACTGTCAATTGACATAGAGTGTACAACTTCTAACAAAGGAAACCCATTTGATGTTACTAACAAACTTGTTTCTGTTGCTTGGACTGATGGCACTACACATAATTGTGTGCATCCCAATAGTGAGGGATTACGACTACTACAACAAGCCATTAACAGTGCAGAGCTACTTATTGGATTTAACATTAAGTTCGACCTTCATTGGTTGCGTCGCTACGGCATTGATACCTTGGTCAAGCGAGTCTTTGATTGTCAAGTTGCTGAGTATGTTATTAGCCGTCAGCGTACTAAGTATCCTAGCCTCGCTACTTGCTTGGAAAAGTATGAACTCCCACAAAAAACAGATGTAGTCAAGACTGAATACTGGGAAAAGGGTATTGATACCGATGCTGTTCCTTGGGACATCTTATCGGAATACAACATCAATGACGTTAAAACAACGTTGTTATTATACTACAAACAACTAAGTATCTTAAAACCACAACAATGGCGTCTAATACATCTCTGTTGTGAAGACTTACTAACTTTAGAAGAAATGGAATACAATGGCATCCCAGTCGACCTTGACGCAATTCTTGAAGCAAGTAACGAGCTTTCTGAAGAAATCAGTAAAATCGCTTCGGAACTTGGGTCTAGATATCCTCATATACCTGTTAACTTCAATAGCACTGATCACCTTAGTGCCTATCTCTATGGAGGCACTATTGAGGAAGAAAGACGTGTCCTGGCAGGATTATATAAGTCAGGGGGAAAGCTCGGACAGCCTCGCTATTCAATTGATCGACAAACTCATCACTTGGATGGACTCGTTAAACCTATTAAAGGTACCGAATTAAAGAAAGACGGACTTTGGTCCACCAATGAAGACACACTTCGTAAACTCAAAGACAAGACTGGTGTAGTGCCGCTACTTCTTAAATTAGCACAACTAACCAAAGTCAATGAATTCTATCAAGGTTTCATCAAGATCAATGAAGAAATGCATTGGCCTAAAAACAAAATCCATGGGCAGTTCAATCAAGTAACAACATGGACAGGTAGACTATCATCTACCAAACCAAATCTCCAGAATATGCCTCCGGAGATGCAGAACTTTGTAAGGAGTGAATATGGGCAAGCTGAAACAAGCAATGATCATCTCAGAAGAGCTAGCGCTAGTAGCAGCGGAGTCTTGGGAACACACTGTCATGTCTAATCTTAGTGAATACATCGCTATTCATGGAGCTTCAGACTTTAAAGATGCTCTAATGATGTTTAATCGTGATGTGTATGACAAACTATTTCATCCTAAAGAAGCACATCCAACATGTGCTCTTACTTGTAAGAAATGATTATACAAGCAGACGCAAAAGCCCTGGAATGGTGGACAGCAGTTTGGTTATCACAAGATCCCATAGGGATGGAGGAGATTCTTGAAGGACGAGACTTACATAGCGAGAATGAAAGAGCTTTCGGCCTTCCTAGCCGACTTATCGCAAAGAAATATCTCTTCCGCACTATCTATCGTGGAAGTGCTTACGCCTTTTCCAAAGACCCCGAATTTGCCGCAACAAACAGCACGGTTAAGTTTTGGGAATCTATTGGAGATAAGTTCTTCACCAAATACAAGGGACTGGATACTACTCACAAATCCTGGGCACGATTGGTCAGCCAACGTCTCCCTATCATTGGGCCTCAGGGACGGGAATGGTACTTCGACTTGGTTCGTGATTTCAAAGGCAACCTAGCCATCCCATGGACAACACTAACAAATCACCCTGTACAAGGAACTGGTCATGACATCATGGCAATTATCAGAGTATGCTTTGCGAAAAGGTTTAAGCGAGCAGGAATTAGAGGACGTCTTATTGGAACTATCCATGACAGTATCCTCGTAGATGTAGACGATGTAGAAGTAGAAAAAACTATTAAGTTATTTGAGGATAGCTTTGCGGACATGCCGACAAACTTTGAGAGGATGTTCGGAGTTAAACCAAATATACCATTAGCATGTGAGTGCCACTATGGCCCCACAATGAATCATTAGAAAAAGGAAAGTATGTTAATTACAGTTAACGGTGTTATTATTGATGATCGTGGATCATTCCAAATTGCTAAAATTAACTTTACTGGCGATGGTAAAACATCAACACGTAACGTAGTATCTAGCAAGAAGTTTGTATACCCAATCTTATCTAAAGCACAAGCAGGAGAAACATTTGAAGTCACAGAAGCCAAAAACGACAAAGGGTACGACGAGTTCGTCAGTGCCAAGAAAGCCGACGGCAGTCAAGCAGCCTCAGCAAGTAGTGCTGGAAGCAAGGCAGCAAGCCCAACCCCACGTAGTACGTACGAGACCCCAGAAGAACGTGCAGCACGTCAAGTCTACATCATTCGTCAGTCGTCTCTTAGCAACGCTACAGCAATTCTTTCTGTGGGTGCTAAGTCGCTCAAAGTATCCGACGTCATTGCCACCGCAAAAGAACTTGAGGACTTCGTCTTCGGTAAAAAGAAAACAACAATCGAAGAAATAGAAAGCGAAATGGTAGAGTTTGATATGCCTACTGTAGAGTGATGCAAGCACTAATAGACGGTGATATCGTTGCATATCGCTGTTCTGCTAGTGCCGAACATGAACCTGAAGAGATTGCTGTACTTCGGATAGAAAACATGATGCGTGATATCCTGCGTGAGTCAGAAAGTAACGAATACCGTTGCTTTTTAACAGGCAAAGATAACTTCCGTTATGACATCTATCCAGAGTACAAAGCCAATCGTAAAGACAAGCCCAAGCCTGTACATCTACAGGCGTGCAGGGATTACCTTGTCAAAACATGGAATGCGGTTATCTCAGAAGGCTGTGAAGCAGACGATCTTATCGGTATCGCTGCCACAGACTGTGAGGACCCAATGTCCTTTGTTGTCTGTTCTATTGACAAAGACTTAAAGATGATCTCTGGTCATCATTTTAACTTTGTAACCAAAGAACGATCGTTCGTAACTCCCATTGAAGGATTAAAAAGCTTTTACAAGCAATTAATCTTAGGAGACGTATCAGACAATATACCAGGTTATGACGGCAAAGCAAGACAGAAATGGCCTAAGTTCATGCAACACCATCATGATGCAATTGATTATTGCTCTAATGCTGTTGACATGTTCAACTATGTGAAAGAGATTTACACAAATGAAGCACACGACATTAACTTAAATGGGGCGCTCCTCTATATCCAAAGAAGTCAAGGAGAACTCTGGGTTCCTCCAAGCCTACAAGTCAAAGTTCGAAGCGAAGTTCAGAACTCTGATCCCGGACTCAGTGACGTACGAACCGGACCGCCTAAAGTTCAAGCAACCTGAAGCCATAAGAACTTACATTCCTGACTGGAAAGTAAAAGACAAGGTTTACATTGAAACTAAAGGTAAGCTGACTGTTGAAGATAGAAAGAAGATGATATGGGTCAAGGAACAATATCCTGACCATACCTTCTATATCTTCTTCCAGAATGCACGAGTTAAATTAAGAAAAGGATCTAAAACTTCTTACGGAGACTGGGCAACTAAGGCTGGCTTTATGTGGTCGGATTTGCGTGATGGTCTGCCGCCAGAATGGCTCACATGAAAATACATCAGATAATCGAAATGGCTGATGGGAGCGTAGACTTCCATGCCAACCTTAGCACAAATCAAGTACATCTGTTACTAGAGATGGCTATGGATATCTTAATTAATAACGGAGTACAACTCGTTGACACACGTAGCGTTGTTGTAGTCGAAGGACCAGAAGGGATGCAATAATATGGCAATTGCCACACTACACGAACAACGTGTAACAGATCAAGATATGAACAACGCCTTACGGAGTGCATTCTTAGAAGGCTTCAAAGAGGGTGTATCAGTAAGTCAGCGTAGCTTATTTGCTAATACATTCCTTGATGCGTTACTAGACAAAAACCAAAATCCATCTACTGTTCAATTTGACGCTTGTTGGGCTAATGCAGACGCTATGCTAACTCGTGGTCGTCCAAAGAAAGAAACAGCTCCATCACCAATCGCTACTCAATAACATGACAACGATTGTAGGTGACTGGAGACGTAAAGTCATTGTCACAGATAGCCAGTATTCAGACACAGATACTAACACAAAGTACTTCGATGAAAAATGTTCACGAATTCCTGATGGTTGGTTTGCTGGTGCTGGTCACTTTGGTGACTGTGAAAAAGTCCTACAATACCTACGTACTAAAAGTAAAGTACCTCCTAAGTTAAAAAACAATGACAACTCGTTCATGATATTAACTGACGAAGGTTTACAGGTAAGTGACGATGGTATTGAATGGGAACCTGTGCGTACCTTTATGGCAATTGGTAGTGGTATCCATGCAGCTGAAGCAATAATGCGTGCTGGTGGTACCGCAGAAGACGCTGTATACTGGGCATGTCAGGTTGACCTTATGAGTCATGAACCAGTCAAAGTATATTCACTAGATAGAAAAGAACCAATAACTTGGATTAAACCAATAGCATAATGAAGATATTATTACTAGATATAGAAACAAGTCCCAATACAGCTCACGTATGGGGGCTATGGCAACAGAACGTCTCTATTAACCAACTACAAGAGTCTTCGTACGTAATGTGCTGGGCTGCTAAATGGTTAGGTGAAAAAGAAATCTTCTTCGATTCAGTGCATCAATCCAGCGATAAGAAAATGCTTAAGCGGATTTACACAATGATTAACGAAGCAGATGCTGTTGTTCACTACAATGGCACTAAGTTTGACATGCCAACCCTCAACAAAGAGTTCTTGTTAAACGATATGTTACCACCAGCTCCATATAAGCAAATTGATCTCTTGCGAACCATGCGCAGTAACTTCCGCTTCCCTTCTAACAAACTTGATTACGTAGCGCAACGCCTCGGCCTTGGCTCTAAAACAAGTCATGAAGGTCATAGTCTTTGGGTACGCTGTATGAATGGCGATCCCACTGCATGGAAAATCATGGAGAAATATAACAAGCAAGACGTTGTGTTACTTGAAAAGGTATATCACAAAGTGCTTCCTTGGATTAAATCACATCCTAATAGGAATGTATACGATGGACAAGATGAACATGTATGCCCAAACTGTGGATCAAAAGCTATTCAACGACGAGGCACCGCAAGAACAATCAGCGGGTCTTATCAGAGATATCAGTGCACTAACTGCGGTACTTGGAGCAGATCAACTAAAACAGACGTGGCTAATGCCACGATTAGACAAGCAAATTGAGGAAATGTATGCTACTAATAGTAGGGTTAATGCTGCTAGGAGTGGCATATTACCAACACAAATGATCACAGAAAACGACATTAAAGACATGATCCCCGAAGGGGGGCTCAAATATGATAACGACAAACCTAGAATGGATCTCCTAGACTTCGATGCTCTAGAGGGTCTTGCCAAGGTATTAACTTTTGGAGCTAAGAAGTATGACGAGCATAATTGGAGAAATGGTATTAGTTATAGTCGTCTCACTGCTGCTATGCTCCGCCACCTCGCTGCT